TAGGAAATCCAGTCTCTTTTTTCTTTTCACAAATATATTTTACAAATTCTAAGTCTCTTGGAAAGATACCTAGATTGGCTCCAACATGATAAAGCACATCTACACCTAATTCTTCTGTAAAAAAGTCTATTTCTTTTCTAATTCTGTCTTCGGGATATCTTCTAACTTTGCTATTTGTTGCACTACCCCAATCACAAAACGCACATTTGAACGGACAGCCCCTATCTGTTTCCCATAAAAGCGTAAACTGTTTATTTTTTCCGTTGTCAATATACTTTTTCTTAAAATCTAATACCCATTGTTTATTTTCCAACCAAGGACTGACATCAAACTCTTTAAATAAATCACTAGGAGGAGTTTTTAAATGCGGCATGATTAAATTATCTATTTTATCAAAATTAGTTCCGTTTTGAACAGCTTTTACAATTTCTGCAAACGGTCTTTCCCCATCATTGTATACTACAATGTCGATCTGTGGATATTTTTTGAAAAAGTCTTTGTCTTTCCAATCAGGATGCGGTCCTCCAGCTACTACAAGCACATTAGGATTATCCTGTTTAACTTGTTTTGCTATTTGTAACTGTAAACTCCAATTCCAATCATAACAGCTTAATCCTAATATGTCTACATTTTTAGTATCTACGTCTTTTAACATAGTATTACAATCTGTATTTCTGAATAAAGGATCTAACCACGTAACAGGACTTACATCAGTTCTTTTATCCACATAGGTTTTGAGACATAAAAAAACTAATGGCATGAAAACCTTAGAATCGTAGAGATTAGGTTGTGATATAAGGATTTTTAGACTCATATGTATATTTACCGTGCATTTTTTTGCCTAAATAATTATATGACCAGTTAATTCTTATTCAAAAGTGCTTCGGTTTTTGCAGAAGGTATTCCTGTAACTTGTAAAGTATGTCTATTACTGTGGCCAACATTAGCAGTGCCGTGTGCCATAGTTCTATGCCAATGTACGCAATTACCTTTTTTCCACTGATGCCAAAATGCATTTCCAAAATGCCAATACTGGCCAAAATCCCAATCTTCTAAGGCTACAGCAAACCTTTTAGCATTATAAGCCATTGGTCGTACTTCATCTTCATTTGATTTTTTAAAATTATCTATATGGGATGGTAGAAATTGTCCAGGTTTTTGTCTAAACAATTTGACTTTAATATCAAAGTCAGGATGTTCCACAAGTCCTAGATGTTCTACAATAGTTTTGAACGTAGGATATTCAGAATATTTTAACTTTCTTGTTGAATCTGTGTAGTGGAATTGAAAAGGGTGACCAAGTTCTTCCCAGAACTCATAATGTCTGTCAGGTATTTTTGTTGTTACAATATGTTCTAATGCTTTTTTGACATCCTCTGTGAAATCTAAATCAAATGTACATACATCTGTATATACATCTTCAGGTTTGTCTACTTTCCATTTATCAAAATGCCATACACTTATATCTTTTGCTTTAGGTAACCAACATTCTTCGTCATGATTCAACTCATTATATTCTTCTGCCATCTATATCTCCTAACCAAACCTCTAAATCTTCTGTATTAAATATATATCTGTTTTTGTCATCCATAGAAGGCTTTACGAATTTTGTCAATTCAAATACAAACTGCTTATTATTTTCTAAACAATCTTGTATTTGTTTTGCAAAGATAATGTTATTAGGTTCAGTCATATGGCAGTAGCGAAAATCTCTAATTTTTGGATTATGATTATTTTTAAATTGTATATCCCAAATTTTATTTTCCATTTGAAAAAGATTTACAAGTCCATCTGGTCCAAATCCGTCTACTAGCAAACAACTCTTATCTTGCTTTATATCATTTTTTATAAGTTGACAAATTTTTACTTCTTTATCATAATCTAAAATATGCTTAAAGTATCTAATTACACTATCTAAAAAATCAGCTTCGAATCCGCCTGTTCTAGTTTTATGCTTTTCTGCAATAACATGGTGATTATAGTGTAGGTATGTATCCTTTAAATTTTTTATACTTAATCTACCAGGATCAGTAGCAATAAAAATATTTTTATCAAACTTATGTCTATTTTCTAAATAGAGATTATAACTGTAATATAAATCACTACCTGATGCTCCGAAACTTGTAATTTCATAAGGCAAGTACTCAAACCAAGGTTTTCCTATTTTTGTAAATCCTGGATGTCCTTCATATCTTTTATGAGTCCGCATTTGTTTACATGCAAAGCTATCACCAAACAAACCTATTTTCATATAATTTTCCTCTTAGGTATTTTACTATCTGCACTAGATACACAACTTTTCGTTATACACGTTTTAGGTGTCTTAAATAGCTGAAAACCTGTTTCAATGTTACCAAGAGGTGCATCATGGCAAGAATAGCTACGTTTTACCGAACCGTCAGGCTCCCGTATTATTATTCCGCTGTAACCGGCGTTACATGCCCATCCTTCGAAATTGTTAAAATTAAAGGCATTAAACCGTTCTGCTTGGTCCATATACCACTTTTTATCATTAGAATCTTTTAATTCTACCTGCATATGCCAAGGCACACTAGCATCATTTTTGCCCATTATATCTTTAGGCAGTTCAAATGTAGGTTTAGGACGGTTTACAAATTTACGTTTACTTTCTGTGTAAGCTCGTTGTGGCATACCATTCCATAGTCTTTTAAGGTCTTCGTCTTTGTACCCATCAACTACTCGTGATGCTGTAGGATCTGATTGTGGTTTTAGTGTAACATTGATTCCTTGTTCATGAAAGAAGAGAGCATTTTCCCAGTCCCTTTCAAAATGTTCTGGAACCATAACCTGATTAATTGTTACTTGTACATCATGTTCTTGACATAATATTAATTTGTCAGCGAACTCTTGCATTTTTTCTTTTGTGTTAACATGTTCAACATGTAAACTAGCAGTAATACTTGCTCTATGAAAAGGTTTTGCATATTCAACATATTGTTCAAACCATTTTACAGGTCTTGAACAATTAGATGTCATGTGGATACTAGTATAATTAGTGTTGCTGACATCAGAAGCCAAATGCCTAAGGATGTCCAAGTATCCTGGATGGAAAGTAGGCTCACCCCCAGATAAAGAAAAATGAAAACTGTTAAAACCATTAGCACGGGCTTGTCTCTTTATCTCATCGATTGTAAGAAGACAGAGCTCTGTTGGCCTGTGATCTTTACGATCTGATCTGGCGTATGGCCAGCAATAACTACAACGATAGTTGCAAAAGCGACCAAGAAGCCAACTAACAGTAAAAAGATCTCTGTATAAAAGCGTCCTTTGGCCGACTTTAATAATGTCGTCAAACGGTATTTTTGAAAAATCATAATTACTCCATTTTAAATCTTCGTTCATAATTTATTATACTATACCTACTAGGAAGTGTCAATTAAATATCTTTAAAAATATCTTTCATTTCAGGAAATGTATCTGCAAATGTTATACCACGTTGCTTATCACAAAGTCCTAAAAATTCTTGCATTTCAGGTAAGCGCCTACTCCAATCTTCGCTATCTGCGAAACTTAATATTCCCTCTAACCGTTTGATTCCGTATTCTGCACTACGCCATTGATCATAACTAATTTTACCCTTATGCCAACTAGGCACACCCAGTTCCCAATTCTTTTCCCACCAAGGATACCAATTTTCGTATTTCCTATGGCATTCTTTTTTAAACCATTCTGGCAATACTTTTACATTTAGATGCCCAGGCCAATAAACAAAATGTTGACTAATACCTCCTGCACCAAAAGGCCACATGTTAATTTTTTTAAAATTTTGTTCGAGTTTCCATTGAATTAGATCTGGCAAATAGTATATATTCAACGCCTGTACTGCACATGCAATAGTAACTTCTACATTATTAGTTGTTTCGTTATCTAACCTATGAAAAGTGTTGACTTGGTTTGCCCAATCACTTGGATACCTAATATAATCATTCATTTCTTTAATACTGTCAATACTATAGTGAAAACGTACTAATTTAAAATGACTCCATAGTTCAAATAAATCATCACGCCATTCTACTCCATTAGAATTATATCTCAACTCTAAATCTTTTGCATATCCCATTTTGATTGCATGTTCTAATATTTCATAATGTTCTTCAATAATTAAACTTTCACCTCCTGCAAAATATATTTGTTGCATACTAGGCATTTGTTCATAAAATTGTTTCCAAAATATAGGATTTTGTTTATGCCAATTATAGCTACTACCGTTGGTAGATCCTTTATCTTTCCATTGCATTATTTCTTTTAAAGATTCATTTTTAACAGCAGGAAAAATCTTTTTATAATCTTTTATCCATCCACTGCTGTCATGTGGACTACACATAACACATGCTAGTTGACATTTGGTTCCAAACCGTAAATCTATATACGCAAGATTAGGAGGCACTTGTCCGTCTGGTTGTGTATCAGCTAATATTTTATCAAGATCTACACGTTGACTCCAGTAATGTGTTTCCCATTGTCTTTTACTTCTATGTCCTGCGGCTTCTTCTTTGTAACATTTTAAACAACTCGGAGGTTGTTCACCGTTTAACATTTGTAAACGGACGTTTTTCATATAATCGCTATTCCAAGCACTTTCAAAATCACTTACATTTAAATTGTTAGGTTTCCCATCAGAAGTTTTTAAAATACCGACTTGGCCGCCATGTGCTTTGTCGTTTGTTGCACCTACTGAACTTGCGTTAGCTGTGCAACATACTCGCATGCTTCCATCAGGACGTGTGCTTAAATGTACCCAGGGTAATAAACAAAATGTATCTGAAGGGTATTTAGTTGTCACAAAATAACTCCTCGTATTGTGGTACAATGTTTAAAATATTTTGATTACGCAATATATCTAATTCTTTTGTATAGGTAACAAAATTTTCGAGCTTGTTCTCTTCGTCTTTTGCTAACATATACTTACTTATACTGTCCAGTATTGCGTGAGATCGTGTACTGATTTTTTCATCTTTAAAATTATTTTTTTGTTTCCAAACTTCGTAATGATTTAAAATATCATTTTTAATATTTTTTGGTAAAACTCTTACACTACTATACCAGGGCTTATGACACACATGATGCGTTAGTATTTTTGTTTTGCCAGAATTTATTTTTTTAAAATTTTGATTTACAATCCATTCAATGAATTCTGTAATATGATATACATTTATATTTGTGATTGTACAGGCTATCCAAGCAGAAATGTTATCTGGCATAGAGTCTAATAGTTTCATATTTTTTTCTATAGCTTTCCATTTAGCAGGATACCTCTGGTATTCTAAAACATCGCCTATGCCGTCTATACTTGCTCCTACTCTTATATTTTTAAACTTTTCCCATAGAGGTAAAACTTTTGGAGGTATATTAGTCAAATTGGTATTGTATTCAATTACAATATTTTTTGCTACATTTGCATCTATACATTTTTGTAAGAATTCATAATGCCTTTCTATCATTAAGGGCTCTCCGCCGGCCATATAAACATGTTCTATGTTTTTTAAATTAGATTCTATATGATTCCAAAATTTTGTGCTGTAGTGCCAGTCATAAGCATCAGTCACCCATCTACCTTTTTTATTTTTTTCTAATTTTACTTTTCCATGTGTGTCTTCCCATTCAGTACCATACATTTTTGCCCAATCTTTGTACCATGTATGACTATCTTCGGGACCACACATTCTACAAGCTAAATTGCACAAATTGCCAAAACGTAAATCATAATATACCAATGGATACTTTTCATCATCTATTGTTCCGTCTGCGTCAGTAAATTCCTTAGCCTGATGTAGATTTAAATTCCAAGCTTCATTTTCATAAATTCTTCTGCTTCGTAATCCACTTTCTTCTTCTTGTTTACACCTCATACATTCATTAGGCCACTTTCCTTCTAACATGTCTTTTCTAACATTTTTAATAAGTTTTGCGTTTCTAGCTTTTTTAAGATCATCTGTCCCTGCATTGTAAGGACTACCATCTTCTTTAAACAATGTGCCTCTACTAAGTGTCATATTCATTTGACAGCATACACGGACAGTACCGTTGTTTTGGACAGCTTGAAAGTTCCAAGGAATTGGACAAAATGTATTAGGCATCCCAATACTCCGTAAATTCTGGATAATAGTCTAGTATATTTGTTTTATGATAGGTATCTTGAATTTTTGCAAATTCAATAAAACTTTTCCATCCAGGATCATATTCGTCTCTTGAATTCATATATTTTATCATTTTTCCGCCTACTTTAGGCAAACGTCGTTTGTAATAATCTTTAAATTTTTCACTTATATCTTGAGAGTCTATAAATGAATCAAGTTGATTACAGAATTGATCCCATTCAATTGTAGCTTTGTCTTTGATAGCTTTTGGCAAAACCCTAGGATTAAGTGGGCTAGGATATTGTACAATACTAGTATGCACTCCTGTACGTAATGATACATAATATTTGAAAACATCAACTAATCTCGTTATGTTTAGAACACTTGTAGTACAAGTTGATTGCAAATTTATATTATGTAATTCTTGTAAAGCAGTTTTAATATTTTTTTCAACTTTATCTATTTTTCCGTACACTCTAACATAAGGATATATATCAGGACAAGCATCTAAACTTACTAATACTCCAACCTTTTTAAATTTTTTCCATAAAGGAAGTATACTTTTACCTGCATATTCTAAAGTTGTAAAATTTGAATTGTAATTAAGAATAATATTTTCTGCATATGGTTCTAAATTTTTTAAAAAATCATAATGTTTCGTATGATATAAAGGTTCTCCTCCTGTAATTAATATTTCTTGCAAACTTGGAGCAAGTAACTCTATTTCGTTTACTATATTTTCCGTCAAACTAATGTGTGTAGTTTCTCTGCGTTTGCCTCCCGAAGCTTCTTGCATGCTAGGCATTTTTTTCACAGCTTTTTCCCAGAGACTACTATATACAGGACTACAATGTCTACACATCAAATTACATATGTTATCAAATCTAACTTCTATACTTTTTAAATTATTAACAGGATAACTGTAATCCTCTTTTATATTTTGTCTTACATACTTTTCTAAATTAATTGTATTATCTGTATTGCTTCCCATTGCTCCGTCAGCAAAATTAATTTTTTCATTTTCAAATTTCCAATTTGTTAAACATTGTTGTCTGGTGCTTTCTATATTTGCATTCTCTGTATCCCAACAACTTCTACATCCTTCTGGTCTTTCTCCATTTAGCAAAGCTCTTCTAAGTTCCTTGGTTTCGTTACTGTTGAAAATTTGTAAAAGGCTATCATGTGTGCTATTTCCTAAATCACCTTGAGCTCTCCAACAGGCTGTGACTCTTCCCTCTTGTTTTAAATTTTGATGCACAAACGGCATAATGCAAAATGTGTTACTTCTTTCCATAATCGTCCCACACACAATCTTCTAAATAGTTGTACAAATTTGGAATATAGTCTCGTAATCTTTGTTTACGTAATTCATCTAAATCTCGTATAAATGTAACAAATTTAGCATCTACACCTTTCTTTTCATTTTTCAGTTCATTTTTAATTTTTGTATACATTCTGTTTACTGTATGATGTCTTGCTCCCCACTCTATATCATTATTATCAGGGAAAGAACTTACGTACTTTTTAAACAAGTCATCTAAATAATTTAATGCTTTTGGCTTATCTGCAACATTTCTAAAATTAACATATTCTGGAAACACCGCTGTAGAAATTTTCATATCCTTTAATTTGACAGTCAATCCTCTTGCTATTCTATATTCTGCATATTTGTCTGCCAATTCAAATGCATCGAACATATTATATATAGATATAGTAGGTGATAATATAGCTCGTACACCTTTATTGTCTTTTTCATAATCCAACCATGCAAGTAAACTGCCATGCACAGTATTCCATTTTGACTTGTGCCTTAAATAATCATTTATTTTGCCAAAGCCATCTATAGACATGCAAATCTGTAATCCTTTAAATTTGCCTAATCTATCTAGTATTTTTTTCTTTGGTATCCAACTGCAATTTGTAAATATTTCTAAAGTAATATTTTTTGCAATATCTGCATTAATTAATATATCAATAAAATTTACAAATTTAGGATGCAACATAGGTTCACCTCCTGTAAATTTAATTTGTTTTAATTCTGACAATTCTTCAGCTTGCCAATTATATTCCACATCAGTGACTTTTTTCCAAGGTCTTCGATCGGCATAACCTCTTTTTTCATATAATTGTACATCATCTTCATACCAATTAGTGGACAGTTCTGAATTACATGTCCTACAGGCCAAATTACAGTAATTTCCAAATGCAACTTCTAAATATCTTAATTTAATATCATTGTTTTTTATAATATTTTCTGAATCGTAATCTTCCCATTCTCCCATTCGCATGCTATGTCCTTGCCTGGCTTCTTCTCTATAGCACTTACTACATCCTGGAATTGGTTCTCCTTTAAGCATTTTATCTCTAATATTTTTATATGGATCGCTATTTAATATTTCTGTAGGAGTTTTAAAATCAATTACATTTACTTCTTTAATATCTTTATGTTCAGGCAGGTAATGTTGAAATCTACAACAAGGTTTAGCTTCACTGTTTGGTTTGACTGATGTATGTATCCAAGGTAAAATACAAATAGATTTATTTTGTTGCAATATTTTAGGTATTTTTTTCGTGCTATACGACATATTCTACAAACCTTTTATCTAGATTTACAAATGATGTTTTTCTAATACCATCTAATTTATTATTATATTCTTTAAAGTAATCAAATGCTTTTTCGTCAAATTTTACAGAATCTAATAAACTCAATATATCACTTATGTCATAATTATTTTTTTGACTCCAATCTTGCAATGATTTGATTGCACTTTTCATATGATTAGGTAACACACTACTCATTTCAGTATTATATCCTTCACTTAATTCATAAAAAGTTTCAAATTCATAATTCATATTTTTTAATGTAGCAAACCAATCTAGTAAATCAGATAGATGAAATACATTGTAAGGCATTAGTACAATGTTAAATCCATATATTTTTGCCATATCTTTTTCAAATATTTCTTCAATAATTTTTTTTGTTTTTTTCCAATTTGCATTTGTACGGATATATTCATAAGCATTGCCAACTGCATCAACACTAAACACAATATGTATATCTTTAAATTTTTCCATTATATTACGAAATCTTTTATTTAAATTGGTGCCGTTCGTAGTAAATCTAAGTGCTGGCAATGTATCATAATGATCAATTATTTCTTCTAAAAAGTCTAATACTAACGGATCGAGTGTAGGTTCTCCCCCCAAAATTTTTATCTGTTTCAATTGTATATTATTTGTAAAATTTTTAAACAAATCAAAGTTCTTTACTACTTTTTCTGGTGCAGAAAACCATTTTTGCATTTCTGGATTTTCTTGGAATTCTTTTGTAATTTGACTACTAGCATTTGGTACACACATTCTACATTTTAAATTACACAAGTTACTGGGTCTATAATCTAAGAACAAAGGTCCTTTTGTAGTATTACCATGTTGAATATCTAACTCAACATCTACTTTAGACATATGCTTGTCCCATATCCATGTTTCGCTTTTCAACCCTTTAGCAGATTTATTTTTACAAAAAGAACATGCATCTGGCCATTTTCCTGCAAGCAAATCTTTTCTTATTTTTTGTAACTCTTCACTTTGCCAATAATCTACTGGATCTAAATCCTTATAGGTATCTTTTTTTGCAACACAACAAGGTGCAAATTGCTCATATCCTGTGGCATACATTCCGATAAAAGGAGCATAGCATAATGGTTTATCTTGGATCATACTTGTCTAATTCCATTTCTTGAAAATTGTGTTTCCAACTAATCTTTCTTGCAGTATCCAAATCATCTAGATAATTCATAAATGTATGGCCGTGCTCTCCCCATAAATCTTTTTCCATCATATGATTAACATAAAAAGGATAATCTTCTAAGTCTCTTTCTTTAAAATTGTAATTAGCAATTTTATTTTTAATTTTATTTTTTAATTCAAGTGGTAAAACCTGAGCACTCATGTGAATTGGCCATTCAACATGGTTGCAGAATAAAAATTTAATGTTAGGAAATTCTTTTCTAATTATATCATAAGTTTCTATAAGGTAAAACATACTTACATTACTGCAAGTCCATTGCACTCCTATATCAAAATTACTTTTGCCTGCAACAAAATTATCAATAACCTTTAGCTGTTTTGTAAACGTTTCCCATTTTATAGGAAATCTAAAATATTCTCCCGCTCTTTCTAAAGCATCTATACTAAGTCTCATAACAATATGTTTGAATTTACTTAATTGTTGCAATCTATTTTCATTTATAAGTGTCCCATTTGATACGTATGCAAGATGCACATTTTTTGCATGTTCAGTTTCTGACAAATCTTTTAAAAATTCATTGTGTCGTTTATTAGCAAAACTTTCTCCTCCTAAAAAATTATATCTTTTTGTTTCATGCCATTTACTACGTAAGTGATTCCAAAAATCATATTCATTCTCAATCCATTTATTATCTATATTATAGTTTTCCGTGTTCGGATACTTGTCTAAAAGCAATTTATCTTCCTGCCATTTACTACTTGCTCCTGTACCACAATGAATACATTTTAAATTACATATCATACCTGTGCGTACATCTATATGTGGAGGGTCATAAGGTACGCTACCATCTTCTTTTGTTTGATCAATTAGATGTTTGTATTCATCAAACCAAAAACCATTTTCGTCTTGTCTTTTGCTTACTCCTTTTAGCTTTTCTACATACTCGCAACGACTACAGTTTTCTGGCCATTTTCCTGCTAGAAAATCTTTTCTTATACTTTTAAAATAGTCACTATTCCATTCTGCAGACAACGTACTATCTTTGAGCTTTGTAGGAGTTTTTACACTGCTATACCCACAGACTCTAGGTCTGCCGAACGTGTTTGTGCTAAAATTTATCCAAGGCAAAATACACGGCTTCATTATTGTATTTATATGCGTATTTTACCAATAAATATTATCATGAGAGACAGTACAGATAGAAAGTACACAAAAGAATGGTTGCAACATACTAGACCGCAACCTATGTATGATAATGATATCAACAAATTTTATGATAATTTCTATCAAAAAAATCCTGTACACACAAGTAATTTAGATGAAATTTTTAAAAATAAATTTGTTAATTGGCTTAAAAATCACACTTTAAGCAAATTTAAAGGCATAGAAGCATTTGACAGATTAGATATTATAAACGGTTGTACACAATACATAGACGATTTATATCAAAGATGCGGTGACTTACAAATATTTGAAAACGATTACAAGTATCATTGGAGATTAAATAATCAGCTAGTATATAGTAATTTAAATAATCTACAAAAATCAAAGGAATTATTAATTAGTATGCCCTTTCCATATTTCGGCGATATACATCCTTCGATGAATGATATTTTAGATAAATGTAATAGCTTAAAAATACCTGTGCATATTGACGGAGCTTGGATTAGCTGTATTAGAGACATAGAATTTAATTTTGATCACCCTGCTGTTGAAACTTTTGGAGTTAGTTTAAGCAAAGGCGGAATGGGCGGAAACAGAATAGGAGTTAGATTTTCACGAAATAAACCTACTGGTGCTGTTACAATTATGAACGATTTCAACATGAATAGTCAAGCATTAGTAAGTATGGGGATAAATTTTATAGATAATTTTGGCACTGAATACTTTTGGAAAAAATATGATAGTGAATATCAAAAAGTTATAAAAGATTTTGATTTGCTTGCAACAAAAGCAATACATTTAGCTAAAACAAAACAAGGAAAACCAGTAGGAGTGCGTCCTTTATTGCGGGCTTTAAAACGTTAATGTTTCATGATTTCCTATAGGATTTGCATTTCTCTTTTTAACACTGCAAGTTTCGGTACAACGTATTAATCTATCTTTACATTTTACTCCATGTTCTCTACTTTTCCAACTGTCTACTAAATCTGCAGAATAAAAATCTGAGTTTAATATTTCACTAAAAGTTCTATAATAAATATTATTCCAGTTTTTTCCGTAATTATCTATGAATCTTTGTCTATATTGTGGTGCATGTACTAAAGGAGACCAATTAGCATTCATTAAAAAACAACATGGCCAAACTTCTCCATTATGACCTATAAAATAATATTTTTCTTCTTGTGCGAAACAATTTATTTCTAAATTTGCTATAGGATTAACTTTTTCTGCCCTTGCTCGCCAATAATGTTTTAATTTAGTATATTTTTTGGGAGACGTTGTTTCAAATATTTTTTTTGCTTCCTCAGAACTAGGTGACCAGGATCTGTCATGCCTGTACTTAAAGGCATCGAATCCCATCTTTCTTGCTAGTTTTCTAGCAAGAGCTACTTGATGTTTATTCCAATCAAAAACAATGTATTGCCACCATGCTCGACCTCCAGCATCTATAAATGCTTGAGCGTTTTCCATTATTTTTTCCCAATTAGATCCTCTTCTATATAAATGATTTGTATCATGTAATCCGTCAATACTAAATTTTACCATGGAATGTGGATTCTTTTTTGTTAGATAGGCTATTTCTTTCCAGTAATCTGGTGTTCTAAGACTTGCATTTGTATGAACTTGACATGATATTTGTTTTTCGTTTAACAATTCTAAATAATTTAAAAATTTAGGGTGCATTAAAGGATCATCTATTGTTCCACAAAATTCTACTTTCTTAAAATGGGTGCCCATTGGATCATCTAATACAGACTTAAACTTATCTATATCTAAAAATTTATTTTTTGGAATGTATTCATTAGGTTTAATGTCATATGTATCATTATCTACACGACAACAACCTGTGCAACACAAATTACAGTTGGAACTTATTTCTAATTGTATTGTTAACGGTTTAGCTAAGTAATGCATTATGAATTATTTATTTACTAAACTGTGCTGTAAACGGATCAAACTCTTTGCCGCACTTCATACTACATACTTTTAATTTGCCATCTGAACAACTTGACTTACCCCAACTAGATGCTATGTTATCAAATATACCAGTTTTGAAAACTGTGCGTAGCCCGTGTTTCTTAGCACTAATTGCATCTTTACCGCCTACAGCATCTATAAAATTCCAAATTTGTTCAATCTTAGGATCTTCATGCCACCACTTATACATACGTCCGGCTGTCCAACAACATGGTAGTGCTAAACCTTCAGCTGAAATAAAAAGTTCGTTATCTCTTTTTGATTTACAACTTATTTCAGCAAGGTCATAATAACTATTAATATCTCCAAATTTTTTAGTTGCATTCTTTGTAAATTTATTTAATTCTTTATTTTGATATTTTTTTTCTTTTGTTTCTTTAATTTTTGCAGTATTGGAACCTTTTTTACTTACTGCTTGGTGTTCTTGTTTTTTCTGCATATCTTTTGTAACAAATCTTGCAGATTTTTTTATTGTAAATCTTTCAACACCCCAAGAACTTGCTAGAGCTCTAGCTTCTTCAACTTGATGCTCGTTGTGTTCAAATATTAAGAAGTCCCAACGTGCTCTGCCTCCGGCAGATATAAATGCTTTCATGCTTCTTTCAACTGCATTCCAGTTTACACCTTGCCTATAAATGTGATTTGTATCTTTAAGACCATCAACACTAAAAATGACACTACCTTTTTTGCCAAATACTTTTGCAAGTTCTTTCCACCATTCTGCCTTTTTGGCACCAGCATTGGTATTCATACCAAGCCATATGTCTTCATTACAGTCTCTAAAGTAACGGAATATTTCTAAAGTATCTTTTGCTACAATAGGATCTCCTAGATTACCGCACATATACATAGTGTGTAGTTGTTTTATAAAACTAGGTTCAAATATACGTTTGCAATCATCGACACTGAGTTCACTCAAATCAATATGAGGATTTATGCCCTTTCCGTTCATGTTCCGGTCACACATAGGACAATTTGCTTGACAATTTTGTGTGTTTTCTAAATGAATAACACGAATGTCTTCATATCTATACATATGTAATATAATCTTTCATTGCTGGTTTAATGTGCCACTGTTCTTTGTCAAGATCTGATGTGCTAATTGATGATGTGTACTCTACATTTGTATATGGATTAATTTGTGTGTCTGATTCTTTATAATATCCAATTCCGAGAACAACACTAGGAGAACTATGGACATTAAATTTTTTGTGGAATTCATTTCTATCTTTATCATTAAAACATTTACAAAAACCTATGCTCAAGCCTTTAGATACTGCACTAAGAGCTGCTATTTGTAGAGATAAACCTATTTCTAAATTAGAAATTTTATGTAGCACATCTCTCTCATATGTTTCGTCATCTCTTTCAAAAAATAAAAGCACATAAGGAGCCAGCACTTGCGTATTAAAATGTGTATTAATTTTACCTTCAGGAGTTTCTTCGTCGCGAGCATGGCGGAAAAGCAAATCACGCAGTTCGGGATTAGACCAATCCATTACTTTTATTTCATAAGGCACTTTATTTTGTTTACTATTACAGTGTTTATGTATATCATCTAGTATACTATCTATATATTCTTTATCGACTTTTTTATCACTCCATGTGGCACACTGCTTTTTAGCTTCTAACATCTGTGTCCAATTATTATCAGGATAAGTAGTATCAGTGTAACCATTTTTAAAATTTTCTTTGATCACATCAAAACAATCTGTTACTTTTTGTTTATATAAAGTATCTATCTTGTATCTATCAAATAAATTATGAATTATATTTTCTGTAATACCATATGCTTGTATTTCTAAATCAACGCTTTGTAGACGTAATTTTCCACCTCTAAAATAATTTTTTATTACATACATTAATGATTTTTGATTATTGGATTCTAAACAATCTGCAATAGCTGTTAAAATATAATTTAAATCTCTGCTACATTTTTCACCTGGTATATCAGGGGATATATTTGACATTCCTGCCATAACTTGTTTTACTATTTTCGTTTTGTGTGTTCTCAATAAAGACACTGAATCCCAAGCCATGTTTAACATTTACTCCAATTATTAACAATAAATATTTACCAATACACTCCACGGTTAAAAAAACATATGGATATATACACCATTTATGCAGATCACACACTTGATACTAATGCTAAGACCTTTGCTATACGTATGAAAAAATTCCTAGATAAAATGGTAGATTTGGGAAGAATAGAAAGCTACAGGTTATCCCGCATGAAATTAGGTTTTAGATCTATGAATATGCCTGAATTTAGAATTGATATGCATTTTCAAAATATGCAACAATTAGATGATGCTATGTCTAGTGTAATAAGTAACGAAGAAAATATTGAAGATGAACATGTAGGATTTAATCATTTAGTGGATGTAAACACAATACAGCACTTTTTATATAGGGATTATCCAGATGAATAGAATAAACAGTTGGGACGAATTTCAGCCACTACAAGAACTTGTAGTAGGCGCATGTTACGATAGTGATTTTTTCAATGATGTAAAAAATATCAAAGCTAGGGACGCTTTAAAAAAAATAATAGATGACACAAATGAAGATTTAGAATACTTTATAAAAACTATGCAAAGTCATAATATTAAAGTATACAAACCTGATGTCAAAAAACTAGGTTACAAAAATAGTATTTTAGATTACGTAAACGTAAACGGCGAAATTGGCTACAAAAAAAATGTGGGCGATGATAAAGAAAAGAATGAGGACAATTTTTGGAATACTGGTGTAAGTCCTAGTTTAATACCTAATCCGCCTCTGCAACCGAGAGACGATTGTATAGTGATGGGAAATACACTTTTAGCTACGGATCCATGGACATTTGCAACAAGAAAGATGCTTCCTCAGTATGTTGAATGGTTTGGAATAGAAAATATAGACTGTGATATTAAAGACGGAAAATTTAAATTTGCTAGAAGTGACAGAAGTTTAAAAAACTTTCTTGGAAAAAATAACATAGAAGCAACACAAGATAATATTGAAAAATATAAAAATGATGAAGGTTATATGCTATCTTCTTTTTGCAGTCCTAATTTAACAAGGATTGGAAAAACTTGTTTAGTGGATACTTGGCAGGTGCCAAGTGTAGTTGAAGACTTTTTAGAAAAACAATATCCACAATTTAATTATAAAAAATTATCCATAGGCGGACATAATGATTCTGTGTTTAGTGTGATAAAACCAGGACTAGTGGTTGCAAGCAAAGATTTAGAACCGCACAAACATTTGTTTGAAGGCTGGGATATCATCTGGTTTGATGATCCTAATTGGGGTAAAGTACAACATTGGAAAGATCTAAAACATAAAAATCAAGGAAAATGGTGGGTACCTGAAGAAGAATCTAATGATGAATTTACATATTTTGTCGAAAGTTTTATATCTAACTGGACAGGTTACGTAGAAGAAACTATATTTGATGTCAATTGTTTAGTAATTGATAGTAAACATGTAGTAGTAAACACGGAAAATCCGCATTTACTTGAAAATCTGCGTAAGTATCAAATTGAACCTATAATTTGTCCGTTAAGACATAGATTTTTTTGGGACGGTGGCTGGCATTGCCTTACGTTAGATATAAAACGTAACGGTGATCAAGTTGACTATGGAATCTAAGATAAATGAATGGATTGTTAATAGATTAAGCATTAACCTGCCAGAGTTTAACAACCTACCTGCATGTCCTTTTGCTAAAGAAGCATTAGTAAACAATAAAATTCTAATACAAGAACTTGATAATAGACACGCATCTAGGTTAACTATGAAAGAATACTTTTTAGCAGAATTAGAAAATTACAGTTATCATTGGCCAAAAGGAAAAGAAGTAATTGTATTAGGCTGTAAACCAGAATTAATTTCAGGTGATGATTTAACCAATGCTGTAGAGATTGCATCTAGTAAATTTTTGACAGAAAGAGGATTCATAGCACTTGAAGATCACCCAGATGTGGTAGAAAAAGTCTTAGACTATAAACTAAATCAAGGAACTTATGCTTTGATACTTTTACAAGAAATGGAAAAACTTAACAAAGCAAGAAAAATTCTTTACAAAAAAGATTATTATAAAAATTGGTCTGATCAGTATTATCGTGAAGTAGTTGAACGTTAATTATAAAGGACCACAAACTTCATATCCGTCTATAGCTTTTTTATAATTGGCAGGTGGACCTAAAAAATAATTTTTATATCCTAAATTTTTATAGTATGCACATTCATGCTTCAGACTTTCGATTCCTAATTCTAATTCAGGTTTATGATAGGTCCATGCAAATTGATAACATTCAGCATTTTCTGAATCATATAAACCTATCATACTAAAGGCTTCCATTTTTCCATCGAAAAAATATCCTATAATATCATTATCAAAAAATTCTACATCAAATAATGGCATCACACTTGTAAACTTTTTGTAATTACAATATTGTTTATATATATTTTGTATATATTTTGAATCTATTTCTTCTTCACTAAGTAATTTTGCATAGCTTTGTATTTTATAATCTGTTTTTGCTAAATCTATTTTACAAAATTCTTGATGTATTGACATATCTTTTTCTCTTATTTTATATATTTGTATATTTCTATATCACTACCACAATTACAATATGATCTTCGACAAATTTGGGGAGCTTTGGGTAAGATATAACCTGTTTTTATGTTTCCTAAAAGTCCATGATGTTTACATTGGCTACCATATATATCTCCGTTTGCCTCCAGTGCAATATAGTCTATACCGGTTGCACACATCCAATCTCGAAATGAATTCTTCCTTGTACTTATAAGCTCTCGAACATTAACTTGCCTTTCATGATTGAATTGATCATAGCCCAATAAGTTATGTGAAAATTTAGCCTCCTGCTTTGGGTATATTAAATTATTGTATTTGTTTTTTTTACAAAATTGTAACATCTCCTCAGTGTATCCAGATAGTAAATCTCCACTACTATCACGCCAATTAGAAACTAATTTTGGTATAGCAATGCAGTTTAATTTATCCTTCTTAATTTTTTTAAAAACTTTCTTAGTATGTTTGAAATGCACAGGCAACATCATAAGCCATATTACTACACGATAACCTTTGTCTGATAAAATTTTTACCACTTCTATTATATGATTTATATCAGCGCCGCTAATAGGGTGATAAGTAATACCTACCTCTGATGTAGGAGCATCGTATCTTTTCCACCAGTTAATAGTCCTACTTCCATTAGTTGTATATGTGATAAGAGTTTTATCCCCTGTTTCATTAAGCTCTGTACAAAAATCCTTAAACTTTGGCCATAATGTTGGTTCACCTCCCATCATGTCAAATCGCAAAGGCTTATCTTGCCTAAATTCTTTTATTAATTTTAATATAGGAGAGTAATCTTTTAACCATCTATATGTTCCGTCATAGAAATCCGGAATACAATAGTCACAACTATAATTACAAAATGTATGGGCTACCCAAGTCATTGATTTAAAAGGTACATTTGTTTGCAGTTTTGTTAATTCAAAATCACTCATTTGTCTAATATCAACTTTACTTCTTTTCCGGGACCTACACGACTAGGTAAATCTCCGTATGTATTTACATACCATTCAATCACAGCTTTGTACCAGTCCTGACTATTATGATGTGCTTTTTTATTAAATTGATGTATATTATTATTGGTTGCTTGCATTGTTTGTAGTGCTCTAGCACTTTCTAATTGCAAACTTCTTAAATCAAGTTCGTCCTGCATTATATTCTACCAATAAGCATATACCTTGAATATCCTTGCAACTCTAATTCACCGCTATAGTAAACTTTACTCATAGGATATTTTTTGTTCATTTCATCTAAATTATGTATTGTATTTACGTGTTCTGGAATAGCATGAAGGTTGTTAGTTTGTATTACAAAAATTGGCTCTGTTGATTGTGGCTTTTGCCTATATTTTAGAAACCAATTTTCACTAAAATGTTCTGAACTTGTGTTAATAATTAAATCAGCTTCTGTCTTTTCATTTTTTGTGTCTGTAATAGGATATTCAAATCCTGTTCTATACAATGTTGACAAATTATTAACGTCTGCAATAGATGATTTTACATGATAATTTTCTATTAGCATATTGTTAAAAACTTTATCACTTACTTCATTGGCTTTTTTGTCAATATCAAATATTCGTATGTTTTTATAAACTATTTCTGCAATATCAAAATACAATCTTAATTGTCCAAACCATCCTGCATGTATGTGGACCATGTCAAAGTCTTTTTGTATTTTGCTTAGTTCTTTAACAAGCCAAATTTTACTCAGTACCTGTCCTTTACTAAAAGCATCTTGTAACGCTTTAGGATCATAACCAAGCCTATAGTATTTGTGAAAAATATCAAATATTTCGTTAGGAGCAAATTTTCTAAGTATGCTAATAAATTCAATCATTCCAGAATGATTTGTATTATCAATCACAGGATGGTTAGCATACATGCTTTGTTCCAAAAAATCAACAAACATTTTTGCTTTGTGATCTTTACAAAATTCAAAATATGCAGATAATCCTCTTACCCAATCAAGTGTAGATTCAATTTTGCTCATCAAACTTTTCCTTTAGCCAATCAAAATTGTTTATTAACCCCAGATCATTCCTCCTAGAAAGGCCAAACTCCATACCAGCGGCAGCACCTGCCAAAGCGTATTTGCCATATAATCTATCGTGTCCCACGGTTGTCCAAGTTTTAAGTCTTGCATTTGTTTCATCCTCCTTCTGTCTATCAATAACCTTACTAGCTAATTTTGCACACTCCCTAAATGCACTTTTCCATGCTTCAAACGGTCCTGTGTTAAATTTTGTATAACAACTTAATTCTTTCATAACTTTAAAATTTGTGCTTATGCTGGTATTAACATCTACTCTATTAGTATCCACGTTTTTAGTTAATTGAGTTGGTAGCAATTTTACACCTCCATAACCATATTCTAAATCATTAATTGGATTTCTACTTCTCCATACATGTACAGCATTTTTATCACTATCAGGAACGACATAGTTAAAGTTAAAGCTATCTACTATCTCTGCATCACCGTCAACAATCCACATCATGTCCGTATCACATATTTCAGCAGCCGCTATATGAGCATTTGCTATACCTTTAACTCCGTGTATTCTTTTAGCATTCGGACATTTTTGTTTTAAGATATTGTAATTTATATTGCTATTTTGTTCTCCATATGAAATCATAATTACATCATAGTGTTCTTTTTTAGTTTCTGCTAGACTACTATGTTTAGGCCTAGTAGAATTAGTATACATTTGTTTGAAGAATATACTTTGTCCACTATTATAAGGCAATATATCTATTGGTATTTCTAATTCATCTTTAAGTTGTTGACCTAGGGTACATATATTATGTTCGACATCTTTTTCTGTCATATTAACTTTATCTTGCCAATAAGAATTAAGATATTTAAAATCTCTTACATTTACATAGTCCCAATTAGTACACAAGGTTTTGTAAAATCCTTCTCTTGCGCCATATATTGCCCAAATACCATTATTTACATCTGCACCTACCATACACCAAACATATAATCTTTTCAAATTTTTCCAATGTATTTCCTTGATATCTTTTATAGAAGGTTTATCTCCTTCTATCAAACACATTTTTACTCCCTCTCTAAAACCTGCTCTCCATGCTTGTTGAGGAGTATAATTATTTTCAACTAAACTCATACAATCGTTTAATTGTACATAGTCTAAATCCCAACAAAAATCTACTTGTGCTTTTACGTTATTTAGATCAGCATTTTCATGAGTCTTCATGTCTAATACTGCATTTTTATCCCAACACTTTATACCGCCATTGCCATACATTAAACCGTTTATGTTATTATATCCTGCCCAACTAATAACTTTTTTAGTTAAATCCGTTCCAGGTACAAAGGTTACACTTTGATTTATAAATTCTGGTTTAACTATATTATCTCCGTCTACAGTTATAAATCTTTGGCTATCAGAAATTTTTGCACAGGCTTTGTGAGCCTTATCACTTCCGTCAACTCCGTGTACTCTTTTTGCCCAAGGCACCTTTGTCAACAGATCTGCATAATTTTTTTCTGCGTTAGGTTCGTCATAACTTAAATAAATGACGTCACAGTCTGGTACATTTATAATCATATATCACTCACATGTACAAACTTATCATTGCCAGAAGCTACATATATATCACACGGTGTATCAATGTTACAATCTATTTGAAATTGCTGTTGGCTGAAAAAGTTTTCAAAATCCAAAGAAAAACTTTCTAGAAATCTTCTTTTGTCATTTCTTTCTGTAATATAAAAAATTTTTTGATGTCCAAAATATCCCTCACGAGATGTATAGAAAGTTTTTTTATCATTATCTAAAATTGCTTTGCCTTGCCAAACATTTTCTTTTTGTATAATTTGAAAAATATTTTTTTCCTTATGATGAGCAGGCAATCTTTCAATAGGAAATATACTTGTGCTTATAAATTCTTCGTTTACATTTTTTTCTATTTTTATAATTTTATATTTTTGTGATTCTTTTTTATCTGGTACTACCCGCCAATTTATTGATTGTTCTGTACCTGAAATAAGTGCTTTTGCAATTTTAGGGTCTATTGGAATACATAATTTATCTTTTTCAAACATATTACCAACACTAATTATTTCTCCTGTTGTTTCATTAAATTCTACGAAACTCATGTTTCTAATCCTTTTACGATTTCCTCTGTAAGAAATTCTTTTTCAACATAATGAAATATATTTTTTTGTATAATATTTTCACAAAGTAATTCTCCTTGCTTATTTACAGAGTAGGATATTTTATTAGTCCATAGATTGGGAGATTCTAACCAGTTTTGTAATTTAGGTTTCATATGAACAAATGTAATAAAACTGTTTGGATCTGTGACTTCATTTTCTATACCTAAAATCTTACAAGCGATAGCACTGGCAACATCAACACTGTAAAAATTTTGTTTTTTGTTAGGCAGATATTTGTCAAAAAATATTTTCCAGTGTTCAGTTATTATTTTTAAAAGGACAAAATATTGTTTAGCTTTTTTATTTTTTTTAAAAAACCAGAATCCGTTATACAGATTAGGTAAATTATTTTTAACAAAAACTTGCCTGTGCCAATCAGATGTAATTAATTCGTTCCTATAAGTAAGAACATTGCTTGTAAAAAATAAATCATAATTATTCAAATAAGACCACCATTGCTTAATATTCCGTGTAACTAACATGTCTACATCCATTACAATAGTTTGATTGTAAGGCGTCAAATCAAAAATTTTACACCTATTTTGAAATTTTATTTCTTCATTTTTTGCATCATCTTTTTCTATAGGAATAATTTTATCAAATAAAACTTTATATTTTTGCGGTACATTATCATTTGTAATTAAACTTAACAATTGATTGTTATTATGTCTGTGAATACTTACCGCAAGTACACAAGCCTGTTTTACATAATCAGTTGTGTTGTTATTCTGTGCTACAAAACAAAAGCCTTTACTCATTTTGTAAAATCCTATCTATCTGTGTAGATAAATCAAACTTATTCATAATATGAATGTTTACATTTTCTATTGCACTAACAATATCTTTATCCATATTTGAAATATGTAATTTGTATTTTTCTTTATCTATTTCTAACAATTTATCTTTATCTGTTGTAAAAAAAATCTTACAAGGTAAATCAGTGTTGGGATATTCTAATAAATGTAGTGCTATTGTAAAAGCATAATCATTACGGAAGTTTTTTCCTACAAGTTGATATTGTAATCTATAAAAACTCCAATTCTTTTTAATATGTTTTACTAATTCAAAAAACATCTTACTAAATTTATTTTTATTGAAATAAAATACAGTTGCCCAATACATGTCTATAGAAGTATTGCTTATCCTGTCTAAAGTTATATCTCTCCTATTTGGATTTAAATCTACAATTTTTTTTGTAATTTTAAATGTTTTATCTTCAAAACATTTTAATAAGATAGAATTGCCTACAAAAAAATCTGTATCCATTACAATAGTGTTTTCAAATGGAGTAATATCCAAAGACTCACATCTTGATAGATTATTCCAAGGTAAGGACTCTGACTGTGGACCGTTATGGAATGTACGTTTTTGATTAGTATTGCTAGTGTTTTCTATTACAATATCAATATAACCATATTTCTTAAAACGTTTATCAAAATAGCTTTTTGAGTCTGTTGCAAGAGCTACAGGTAACTTAAGATGTTTTTTTATTTTTTTTGCACAGAATACAGCCTGTTTGACATAATCAATTTTATGATTATTATGTGCAAATAGCAACACACCATTATTCATTTAAAATTTTCTCAACACTTCTTTTGGATTTTAATTTGGAATATTCTTCGTGATATGCTAATGATGCTTTTTGGTACTGTACACGTATTTCAAATAAAAATTTTTGTAATTCTACTTTAATAGGTAATTGATTATCATCTATTAATACAATATTTTCTATTATTGCTGAATTGCAATAAGCTATTAGTTCAGGAGTAATTGTAAATTTTCCTCCGTTATAATAATATATTAAACTTTCTTGATATTTTTCCCATAATAATCTTTTTTGATTATTAAGTGTTGTCATATATTGAGAAAAGTCAAGGGCTTGTTGCAGTCTTTTATCCATACTATCTCCTATACGTATGTTAAATTATACAACAAATTTAATATTTTGTCAAGAAAATTATGATCCTGCTGTCAATTCAGTGTTAGTAGTAGTGCTAGGAATACTTACACTTACATTAGAGCCTGTAGCTCTAAATGACTGTACAGAAGATGATATAGTACCGTTTACACTTTCATCTATACCTGGACCTGGCAAATAACCAGGCTGTTGATCTCCTACGTCTGCATCAATTATTCTTATTTGAAACTGTAGAGTGGAAGATGCAGAATTTTTTCTTGCATTTATTTTGACATTATTTTCAGAATAGACACCAGAACCTACGCCTTGAGTAAAGATTTGCTGGTATGAAGTAGTCATATTATACCAACCTAAACCTGCACTTGTGCCTCCAGAACCAGACTGAGTAGTTGTATTGTAATTGAATGTAACTGTACCCATAGTTGATAATATTGTCGCCCAAGTGTTACTTTTTGATCCGCTTTGTCCTGTAATAGCCAAGCTCATTCTAAAATCACTACCTGTATTAAAATAAAATCTAGCGTTATTTGCTGACCCAAAATCTACAGTAAATACATGTTGTACTTCGTTTGACCAACTTGTTGGCCTACTTGAACTATCTATAGAAGTTAATGTACCTTGTCCAGAATCAATTAAAAATTTATTTGTTGTTATTAATGTTACAGCGGCATCATAATCGTTATAACCATGTGTTGAAAGACTTAAACTGCTTACATCTGTGCCAGAAGCATTTGCACCTATAATTTGTCCAACTGCAATGTTACCAATATTCGCGTCAGATCCTGCTTGGTGGTTATTTGCTTTATTAATATCTGTACGCAAATTATCCATTTGTGCGGCAGTTACAGTATTACCTGTAAGCACTTGGGCACTAGCTAAAGTTTGTCCGTAACCGTTTTGCCCTGATCCTACACCCATAATAGTATTAATTCTACTTTGTAAATCGTTATATTGAGCTGCTTCAATGCTATCGCCGGTATTAACTGTTGCCATTATTAATCCTTTTTATACGTATTTAATCTATTTATCTACACAGCTATTTCTATCAATCTTATTCCGGTGTCATCTGAGTCTTCTAAACTTTTACCGACTACACATAAACTATTTGGACTAGCACTATCTTTTCTTAAACCAGTGGCTGTGCCAGGCACAGGTCCGGTTACTAATATATCGCCTTTTTTGATTGGTCCTTCGACTTTGCAAGGCACTCTTCCTTTAAGTGCTATTGCAACACCTTCTATTTCACTGTTCATTAAATGTGCAGGATCAGTTGAAACAACACCTGCTAATCTGTTATCACAAAAACCAGGAGACTCAGTAACTTCTTTTTCTCCACCAAAAATTAGCACAGTGCCTGGTTCGTAATCTTCGTCTGCTGTATATTTTTCTGCCAAGTCTGCAAATCTAGCTGATGTGGCAATACCATGAAATACTTGTGCATATACATCACCTGAACTATCTCTGGCTGCTATTGTATTCGCCGTTGCTGATGTGCTTGCAGATCTGCCAGTACCGGAAACTTCTAAAGTTTGTGATCCTGTAGCAGTTCCGTTAAAAGTAGTAGCAAACATAGTTCCAAAGCTATGAGATGAACTACCTAAATTAGTTACATTTGTTCCAGAATATGTTGATAAATTAGAATAACCAGGAAGTAACGCTCCTGATTCTATTCTTAAAGGCATTTTTTGAGCTGAAGTTCCATCCTGTACTTGAAGGAAAATTTGTTGTCCTTGCTCGTTTGCTATAAGTCCTTTATCATCATTGACTATTTTTACTACAAGATCATTTGAATCGCCTACTGTAAACCCAAAATCACTAAAATTAACTGTAGAACTAAATGTTGCAGTGCCTGTCTGCACAAAGTTTGATGCACTTACACCTCCTAATTTGTCTGAATTAGACGCAGTACCAAAGAATCTATGTGATGTACTTGTAACTCCACCAGTAGAGTTAATTGTATTCTTTAATGTAAGCCCTCTCCTAATGACGTCAAATCCTGGATAGCTTGCGGCATCTGCTGTGCCTATTGTAAATTCTAAACTGCTGATTACATGAATGACTTCATCATTTATGACAGATACAATTACTGCTCTATTAGTATCTGTATTGTCTCTAATTGTTCTACTTTGAAATTGTGTAACACTATCTCCTGCGCCTTGTGGTCCTACTAGGATAAAACTTGTTCCGTTATAGGCGTATAATTGTTCATTGTTTGTATCCCACCAAAAGTCGCCTGTAGATAAACCTGCAGGACTAGTTGCACTTATTTCAGCTCCGCCAGTAGTCCTCCATTTTGTTCCGTCATAAAATTTTAATTTACTGTTTGCAGTGTCAAACCAGACTTGCCCGCTTACTGGTTTTGGTGGCTGATTAGCACCTGCAAAATTTTCTAGCAAAAATACAAAATTTTCGTTTTGTATTTCTCCATAACCAGCATAATTTTTTCCTACAAGTTTAATATCAGTAGTTTGGTCAATAGTGCCATCCTCAACTACAGCAAGTTGACTTGTATCAAATTTGTTAATAGTATACGCCATTTATTACCCCTATTATAGTTTATTTATCGCAAATCCTAAGTTACCGTCACTTGTGTTCTTGTTCCTAAAGTATATGTCCATGTACCAGCTACATTAGTATATTCATAAATATATCTTGTTGCGGTCAAACTTACTGATCCGCTTGCAGTATTACTTGCGGCAATGTCCTGTATTACACTTTCTGATCCTGTATCTGCGGCATCTCTCACAGAAACTACAGCTTTTTGAAGCACTCCACTACTATCTGGTGATGTAGATATTGTAACACCAATACCAGATACTGTACTATTACTATAAGATGTTGCTAGTACTTTTGCAACAGTGCCACTTTCAGTGCTACTAGCCGCCCTTAATAATTCTAATATATTCCTAATACTTGTGTAAGGTCCGTCATTAGTTAAAATATCATCTGGATCTGTAAGTCCTGTAACATCTAATGGAACTAGTAAAGATTGAGCATTTAGCTGTACATCCACATAGTTTTTTGTTGCGGCATCTGCACTTCCTGTTGGAGTAGCGAGATCAGTAATTTTATTATTTGCAAGACTAGTGTCGCCATTTGCATCTATTATAAGTCCAGCGCCTCCTACCCTACTTATTGTTTGCCCATCAATTTTTACATTATCTACTGTAAGTTCAGCTAAAGTGCCGAAACTCGTTAATCCAGGTGCTGATGTTACAGAGGATGCCAAAGCAGTTTTAGATAATATTGTTGATCCTGCTATTTTATATCCTTTAGTGTCATCATTAATATCTATGTCTTGATTACTAGTCCAAGAAGATGTAGATTGTTTCCATGTAAAATCTTTTGATCCGTCGCTACTTCTTAATATAATTCCTCCATCGTCAATGGCAGAATCATTCCCTTCTGTGCTATCATCTAGTAACCCTAATTCAATATTTTTATCTTCTACACGTAAAGTAGATGCATTTATGAATGTTGAATCTCCGTTAACTGTCAAACTTCCTTGTACTTTTACATCTCCACTTACATCAAGTGTAGCACTAGGATTAGTTGTAAATATTCCTACCCTTTGCTCTGATGCATCAGCATAAAAAGCATTTAAAAAACTACTTCCTGTTCTTACACGTACAGCTAAGTCAGCGTTACTTTGTTGTGTTTCTAGTATTGTTGTAGTACCTGATACTTTTAGTATACCAAATTCTGTATCTCCTACTCCTACACTTAAACCTGCACTATTTTTTATTCGAAGACTACCTGTAGTTGCACCGTTAGCGTCAGTTGGTAAAAAGTTTTCTGAACCTCTTTCATTACCAGCATCGTCAATTAATTTTTTTGCTTTTTCAGCAGTGCCTCTCCACCAAAATCCTGATGTTGCAGTCTCGCCCTCCAAATTAGCAATGTTGAATCCTTTAAATAATTTCTGTCGTTTTGGAGTAAATGTATCGTTTGGATCTGCACTTAATCCTGGTATTGCAAAATCGTTTGGAATAATAAATGTTTCAGGTGAATACACTCCTACTAAAGTTCCGCCTAAAAATAATTTTAAAATAGTTCTTTGAACATCTGTACTATCAAGTTGACTAGCAGTTTCGAATCCTGTTTTTCCTTGACCTGCACTGTAAGTAGGACCGACTAATACTAAATCAGTGCCATCAAACAAATATAATTTATTATTTAAATTATCAATCCATATATCACCTGTGGTTAAATTTCCGGGCTGAGTGCTACTTACAATTGATCCTGACGCCGCTCTAAAAGTCACTCCGTCATAAACTTTTAACCGCGTATCTTGTTTATCAAACCATATTTGTCCTACCATAGGATTAGCTGGTTGGCTTGTGCTTGCAAAATTTTCTAAAAGTTTTACAAAATTTTCATTAAAGGGTTCTCCGAATCCTTTGTAATTTTTTCCTATAAGAGTCAAATCAGTAGTGGTAGTATCTATAATACCATCTGTCAAATCAATTAAAAGTTCTCCGTCCGTTCTGTTAATTCTATAACTCATTAACTTGTCCCTGCGTAAATAATATAATTTAATGTCATATATGGATTCATTACATTCATTGCTGTACCCAAAGTATCAGAAGTAAGTATACCTCCGCTATCTGGCAATGCTTGTCCAGATCCTGTAGCAGTTGGAGCATCATATATAATTGCATTACTATCATTAGGAGTGCCAGATACATCTCTAATCACATAATATTGATCTCCACTTTCACCACGTAAGTCGTGTTTGTGTTCAGGTAAATTAGCAACTTGAATATTGACACTTTCTGCACCATTCTTAGCTCCGATTACATCTGCCGCTATATCTGTCACAGTATTACTTGCAGTGCCGCCCATATCATCTTTTCCTAGAGGTAATCTTCCTCTTAAATCAGGCACAGCAAAAAAACCTTCTGCTGGATTAGCTTTAAAAGTAGTTCCTATTACAGCAAATAGTTGTGTATATTCTGCTCTAGATACTTCAGTCCCATCACACATCAACCATCCTGGTGGCGCACTTGCACCAGCATACGGACTTATTACTCCGATAGGAGTAATAGGCACAGCATTAAGTAAATTTTGCACTGTGATTTTTTTAAGACCTGTATCACCTGATTGTCTGTTTAATATTATTTCATCGTCAGGACTAGAAGAAGATACATTAGTTTTACCTGCAATTATTTGGTTACTGATTGTTGTGCTAAATGTTTTAAGTGATCCTCCTGTCTGACCATCAAAAATAATATCATCAGCACTGACGTCACCTGTAATCCTTAAAGTTGTTGCACTTGTTAATTTATCAGCAGATCCTGCTCTACCACTTACTGTACCGCTTACATTTCCTGTTAAGTTACCAACAAAAGTAGTTGCATACATATTTGCATATTTTGCATCTGTGGTGCCTATGTTTCTTATATTATTTTGTTCTGGCACAATATTTCTTGTTGTAACTGTTCCTGTAACATCTAAAGTACCACCTATATTTACATCTTGTGCTACTCCTAATCCACCTGCTGTTCTTATAGCTCCTGTGCTAAAACTTGTGCTATTTGTTGTATTACTATTTCTTATTGTTCCGCTTGCTAAAATATTACCAGTAACATCTAATGCTTCGTCAGGTGCAATGTTGTTTATGCCTATTCTTAAATTACTGTCAATCCTAAGCAAAGTTTTCAAAGTACCATCATTTTTAACTTTGAAATCCATACTAGAACCAGCAATATTATGTTGAAATACTCCTGCATTACCTACAACACCAATATTCATTTCAGCATTTATTCCATAATTAATTCCATTGTTATTTTGTACATTAATAGGAAAAGCTGTTGTTGATGTAATATCACTTCTTAAAAAATTTCCTGCGTTTACTGTGTTTCCTGCGACAATTAGATTTTCTGCTTTTTCGGCAGTACCTACATACTTAGGTGCACCATCACCTGTAATATTGTTAACACTTAAATTTAAACCCGGCACTATAGTTGTGAAACCAGGAATTTTTATTTTTGGTGTGAAAGAATCTGCCGCTATTAAAGCAACAGGTTGAGCTGATACGTCAATTTGTAAAACATTATATGATTTGTCATCTGTACCAGTAATCACTTGAGGAGATGCTCCTGTAATTAGTCCGTCACTAAATTCAGGTCCTACTAATACCCAACCGCTTCCTGTATAAAGATAAAGCTGTTGATTATCTGTGTCTACCCACAAATCTCCTGTTAAACTTTGTGCGGCTTGCGGTGCTGTAGTTGCTTTTTTTAATCCGCCGGAAGGCACCCAATTAGTGCCATCATATACTTTTAATTGTTCAACACCGGGTGTTGAGTCATACCATAATTGACCTTCAACAGGTGTGCCAGGTTGTGTTGCACTTGCAAAATTTTCTAACAAATGCAAAAAGTTTTTGGCGATAGATCCACCATACGCTGTTGTATTTTTTCCTGGTAGACTTAATGAAGTTTCTTGATTAATTGTGTTATCTTCAATCGTGATTGTACCTTTATTTGCTTGATCAGTATATGGTATAGTATAAGCCATTTATTATTCCTCAGCTAAACCAGAAAGACTTTGTACCCTTACAGTGTAATCTATCTGGATAAGTCTGTTCAAACTTTTTTGCACAGGATGAAATATTACATGTGTAAGTAAATCTCCTGTACCGTTGGGGTTCCAACCTTTCAAACCTAGTTCATCAAACACAAATAAGCTACTAGGATTACTTGCAGTATCAAATGCATCTTGTCCACTTGGTTCTCCATAATCTAGTAAGCATGTTACAAGAACATCTGTATAGTTTGTTCCACTGACGTGTCTTATATCAATCTTATTACGTACAGGATCAGTGTTGTTAATACTTCTGTCGTCTACAACTTTTGTATATGTTTGATTATATAAACTTGCATTTGTGCCAGTTGAATTAGGTGTAAGATATGTAATAATGCCTGTAGGATCAACACTAGTACCTCCGTTTCCGAAACTCATTTCATATATCCAGCCCTGTCCTTGATTTGCAATACTTCTTGCAAGTGCTATACTCATATTTTCATAATGAATTGCATTACGTTTGTTAATAAACACTTCTTTTGTTTCCGGGTCAAATATCTTTATATGACCTTCTACAAGTACACCGTTTTTTTCTTTTAATACATCTGTCATTTTATATCCTACATTGTTATTTATCTTGGTAAGTCTACCTGCGTTGATCGCAAGAATCTTGCAATATCAGTATCACTATTACTTAAAGTTTTACCTGACTCATTCCAAATTTGTCCTATACGTCTTACTACTATTATTTTAGTGTTTTCAGTTGGTATATTAAGTAAAACAAGCTCATTTCCGTTTTGCAGACTGAATTCAGCTGGTAAAGTTACATCACCTTCGGGTGAATCCTGTGCAATTTTTTCATCGCTCAATGCATAATTAGTCCTGTTGCTTGAATTCAATTCATATGATTGGAGAGTTGTTTTTCTTAATCTTTTTCCTGCAACAAAAACTTCAAATTCATTTGTGTTAGAAGGAGTAAAATCTAAATCATAAATTTTACTTGTTCCATCTGCTGTAAATATAGAAGTTAATGTTTCGTCTTTGTATGGTAAATTGAAACTAGAACTTTGGTTGTATAATTCAGTACCTTCTACATACAAATCTTTTACACCAGTACCCATTGTACCGCGTCTAATTTGTTTTAGTTGTAACCCATCCTTTGTAAAATATTCAATACGTTCTCCCTCAATAAAAATTACACCCGGTATTCCGCTTGTGTTGTTTGGATTGGGCAGTGTATCTGAATTTTCTATATGAATTACCTTGTCATACCAATTTAAAGCCTGTGTTAATCTAATATTTTGTCTACCATCAATAGCTTTATAATGATTTCTGTTTAAGATATCTTTGAACTGCCTCCATCCATATTTGTTTCTTAATTGGGTATTACTAAAATGGAAAGTTTCAACATTATCGTTTTCAGATAAACCTCCTACTATTTTTACTCTTGTTTTATCTGGATCTACATAATAATCTACAGAAGGATCTAACAACTGTCCATTTTTTGTAACCCAAACATATTGATCATCAATTGCTGGACTGTTAAGCGGAATAAATCCGTTACGTAAGTTTCTAATCTCATACCAATCACTTGTGCCTTCATCGGCAACAATATCAGCACCTATTTCTTTTATTTTAATTACATCTTCAGCATCTATTTTGATTCCTAAATTATCTAAGTTCAAAGTGTTTGTAGTCTGTGAAACTTCTATGGTTTGAACTTTTGCATTAGGATTTGTTACTGTTCTTCCTGTTCCAAAATTAGGATCATCTATCCTAACATTATTTAAAAATAAAGAGTATTTTAAATCAGGTTCAAGTGCATTTGTAAGATTAATTTCTGCTGTACTACCATCCAGTTGAAACTGTTGTGTATTAGCTGATGCACCTGGAGATAAAGAAGTTCTTTCTACAATGTCAAAACTTTGTCTATCTATACCTTGACTATCATGATTACTAAATTGATATACTTCTACTATATCTCCTGTAACATAATTAGGATTAATATAAAGTTGTCCTGGTGTTTTTATAAATTTTCCGTCATTATCAAAATAACCAAATCTATAATCACCTCCTGATAAAGTGCTATCGTCATATCCGTTAATGTATACTTTCATTACATCACCTGGTTCGCCAACATTATCATTAAGTGTAATTGTACTGCCGCTTTGTTCGTCTGCAGGTAATAGTGGATCAAACGCATCAGCACTGCTAAAGGTCCAATCTGTTAGGAAATTTATTTCTACATTATTTAAAAACACCCTTACTTGTTCGTTACCAATACTTGCTAAAGGAACTTGATAAAGTCGTAATCTATATTCTCTTGTAGAACTAATATTAAAAGTTTCAGAATAACCTGCTTTTAAAATAGTATTGTTAAGTTTTACAATAGTAAACCATTCATGTGGTTCTTGAACAAAAGGTGTTTGTGTTAAAGCAAATGACGTAGTGCTGCCATCGTGAACAAAAGTATCTTTTACAACACTACTATAATTTTGCACAGACCCTTCAAATATTGCAAATCTAATTTTTGCATCCATGGCCGGAGGACTTGCGAAACTAATTACAACATTGCCAGGAGCAATATAGCTAGAATCACTTTTTACTAACACATGTTCTATCTGCTTTCCATCTATTGTAATTAAACTTGACATGTTTTCTGTAAATCTAATATTTGTTAAGAAATCAACAGTGGATCCGTCGCCTGTAAACTCGTCTATATCTAAAATATTAGAACCACTATATTCTATTGTAACAAGATTAATCTTTGAATTACTTACAGGAGCAATTAAAAAAGTAATTTGATTAGTTATATAATCAATAGTATAATCTGTAGTTAGTTTTTTTATAGAATTGTTTACTTTAACAAATAAATTAGTTTCGGTAATAGGCTTAGTGCCGATGTCAAAAGTTTTTGTAGTGCCATCTCCTATATAATTTCTACTAACTATATGACTTGCTCCAACTGTTGGACGTTCATATACTTTTATATCAACAGAGTCTTGAACCCATCCTGGAATTAATTCTTCAGGCCCTTTACTATTAGTAGGGGTTGTAAATCCATCTCCATCAATTTTAATATCTTCTGGATTTAGACCAGTTGCACTAGTATAAGCAAGATCTCCGCCTTTAATTACTGTATCGTAATTTATATTTGTAGGTAGAAAACTACCATCGCTTGTATCTTTTCTTACAATTATTATATCGTCTGCTTTTGTAGCTATACCTAATTCGTCTAATTTAAGAACAGATGTCACACCATCGCCTTGAATAGTCCTTATTATAGCATTAGGATTTGCAAACTGGGTGCTATCATCAGTCCAATCCGGATCATCTAGTCTTACACCATTTTTGTAAAAGTTGTAATTCACGTTTAATTCGAGAGGTTTACTGAGAACTAAATTTACAGTTGATCCATCTAAGGTAATTACTTCATCCTCATATGTAGTATCATACGTATCATAACTGCCTGTAAACCAAGGTGCACTATCCCAACCACTAGGTCCGCCAAAGTCAAAACTTTTTACTTCGACACCACCGTAATCTATACCATCCATTAGTTGACCTAAATCTTTGTCGTACTGTCCTGTTTGTGGATCATAAATTAAGTTGATTCTATCTTGTGCGTGTAAGAGACTTGCTTCTTTTTTATACGTTACAATTATTGCACTAGATTTTTCTGCAGGATTAGTTAAAGTAATTCTACCATTAAATCTATTATATCCTTTTGTATTATCTAAAATATTTTCATATCTATATTGGCTAGTAAGAAGTTCTTCATCTGCTACAGTAACTTTGATAGTTGTACTATCCATATTCATTGGCCATTGTAAATCATATATATATTTTGATCCAGTACCAACAAAAGATTCTGTTTCATCCAGTGTAGTAATAAAATATTTTCCTGTCGTCCTATCTAATTTTACAATAGTGTGCATAGATCTTGCTAAAGATTGCCCTATAATCAAACTAAATTTAGCTGGCTTTCCATTATCAGACAATGAACCTTCAACAGTAAGTTTAGGTGCAGTCAAGTAACCCGAACCAGTATTAGTAACTTCAACAGCCGTAACAGATCCGTTTGCTCCTAACTTTGTAATAGCTTTAGCTCCTGATCCGCCTCCGCCTTCAATTTTTAAAATTGGCGGGCTCTGGTATCCAGATCCTCCGTCGGCTATTTTAATTTCTTTTACTATAAATCCTAAATTGTCTATCCAATTTTTTCCAGGATTAATTGTAGTATAAAAATCGCTTCCAACAATTTTTCCATCTTCTACTCTTAACGGTGTAGTTTCAATTTGTTTACTATTATCATTATATCTAGGAGGTAAATCAAAATCAGTTGTTAATGTATTACTGTTTTCTAATTTTTCGTAGCTACTAATATATTCTCTTAATTTTGTCTTGAACGGTTTAACTTCATCTATATAGTCTTGATAACTAGGAAGATTATCATTGTTAAAAGTTATATCTTTACGCAATTCTCCCACATTGTGTTTTGCTTTTATGAAACTAGTTTTAAATAACCAGTCAACATATAGTTGTTCTGAAAGAACATATCGGATAGAAGCAAAAAATAATTTGTTATACTCTACCTCAAGTTCCTCTATAAAGATATCTTCTTTAATTGCTTTAGCAATAATTCTTGTTTCAGTAGTAGGTAGAGGATCATAAAATTTTGTGTCAAAACTTATTTCGTCAAAACCGTCAAAAGATATAGCTGTGTTATATAATGTTTGTTTGAAACTTATAGTGCCGTTTTGTCTACCTATGGTCTGATAGTTTACAGTATAATCTACATCAGACTGGTCATCTATTTTTCTTAAAAGTAACCAGCCTCCTGAACCTATATTGTTAATTTTTACAATATCGTTTATTTTGTCATCTAAAGCATCTAATTCATATGAAAAATCTACTGTAAATTTTGGTTCGCTGAATACTCCATATCCACTTAGATACCAGTCTTTATATTCCCAATACAATGTCGTATTGTATGCTTGACTCCTAAATCTATCCCAACTATTAGTATCAAAGTTACGTTCGTATAATGCCCACTTTCCCTGTATATCTTCGTCTGCATTTACTAACACAGTATATTTTCTTATTTCTACAGTTGTTTCATCATTATAGTTACTACCACCGTTCAGTATTTCTACGTTTACTATTGCGCCTACGTTGTTTAATGTAAATTTAAAATCTGCTCCAGTACCTATACCTGAAATTGTAAATGTTGGTGTGGTAAGATAACCTCTACCTGGATCTATAATAGTTGTGCTTACTATTACTCCGTCTTTAACAGTAACTTGCATTTTAGCTTGTTTTGCCTTTGCAACACCTAATAAGTCTAATTCAGCTTTTGTATCTACACTTGTGTCATATAAATTTGTTACTGTTGAAGGTATAGGATCTTGTTTAAAAAGATTAGAAATGTTTTTACTATCAACAATAAGTTCTTTTGATAAAACTGCGTTTGTTTTTTCTATAAATTGTTTTAACGCTTCGTATCTATTTACAAACCAGCTTTGTCTAGGTGATGTTAGTACGCCATATTTTTGTTTTGGTCCTAAAGATGGATCAGGAACTATTCTTCCGTACAAATCATATCCTACTAAACTATCAATCCATTTTGCTTCTATATCTCTGTTTGGTTTACTACTTGATAACCCATCTGTAATAATTTGATATTGATTATGAATGTTAATGTCTTTGTTATCTATAGTCCACCATTGTACTCCTAAAGCAACATCATCATTTTGTAAATATTTTTCAATGTTGATAGGTGCAAAACTATCTTCTGTAAAAAATGCTACATATTCGTAACCGTTATTTGCAGGATCTGCTATTAAATTAGCTACATCAGTAGATTTTAAACTTCTTCCTTCTACATCAGGTTTAATTTTTTTATCTTTGACCCAAAAATAATATTTGTTACTAAAAGTTTGTGATATTTCGTCAAATTGTTTTTTTATAGTATAAGCATTGTCACCGTATTTTGCTTGTCCTGATATACCGATTGCTATTCCTTCATCGGTGTCAGCTAAATTATTCCATTCACTAGGTATGTAATCTGATTCTACCCATTCATATACATCTATAGTGTTAGTTTCAAATAATTTATTCCAATTATTAGCACTAAATGTAATGTCGCCTTGGTACGCATTATAAAATTTTGCGTTTGTTAAATCCCACCATAATTCTCCTATGTGATTATTATGCCAAGCATCTGAAGGATTATTTACAACAGTAGTATTAACACTTGTATTATATACTGCAGGATCATAATATAATTTAAAACTAATATTTTCTTCAGCAGTGCCAGCAATTTTTCCTTGTATAGGATCAATATAGTCTAGATATTTAAGAAGCTGTTGTGTTTTTGTGTTATAAAGTATTACTCTTTTAATTTTTGACAGATCAACTGTATTTTTTGCTTCTCTTATTTTTGTAAATATCTGTTTAGAATCTAATCTATAATCTACCACTGTGCCTTTTGTCAATTCACTTAATTTAACATTAGGTAAGCCTACATATACATGATTATCTTCTAACAAAATATTTCTACCAAAATAATCTACTCTATCTCCAATAGGAGATTCATATCTAAGTCTATTACCAAATACCATTTTGCCTGCTATATCTTCATAGATATAAAGTATACCTCCTTCAGAATTTTCATATTTGAATTTTGTAAAATCTTTATCAAATATACAAGTGTTATTATCAAAAGTTGTAATATTAAAATTATCTGCATTTTTTGCATTAGCAACTAGATGTTTTCCATTGTAATTAATTTTGTGACCAAATTGTTCAGCCAATTCGTTGTTAGGACTTTCTAAAGTTTGCAATAAATCCCAACTGTTTGTAGATTGTTTATATTCATATAGATAAATTCTTCCTTGATCATTTTTTATAGAATCATCAAAAGGAGAACTTATTGCAATTTTAGTTCCATCGTCACTAATTGCTATACTTTTTCCAAATTCAGCATTTGTAGTAGGTGCAGGAATATCAGCAGTCCAACCGTATTGTCCTTTGTTATTTCTATAAACAGCAACAACATTTGGTTTGTCGGAATACTCTACAGTTGTTATTAACACCTCTCCGTCTATATTGACTGCATAGTCTGTTCCAAAATCAAATATATTAGTAAGTTCTATTACACTATCTTGAGAACTATCATTTACTACTTTTAATCCTGTATCGTTAGGAATAAATCCTACATAATCTATCATGTCATCTGTGGATGTCCATAAGTTTGCATCGAATAATCCTGGAGTCAAATTTGTTCGGGCTGTAAATAGACTACCATCATTAAAAACTATGTCTCCTGTGAAATAAATTCTAGACGCATCGAATTGTCCTCTAAACTTTTTATTCTTAGCATAATCCCACGAATATAAATTATTGTTTTCTGTTCCGTTTTTTATAAAATAAATCTTGCCCGGAGCAGAAGTATCTTCTAAATCTAAAGCACTTACAAAACCTCTATAAAGATCTCCTTGCTTACGTAATGCAACCTTACTGCCAAAATAGTGATTTGTTTTTCTTTCAGGCGAAACTATGTCGTCTGTTACAACATATTGTTGCCCGAATCTTTCAAATATACTTACTAATCCTTCATTTGTAAAAGCACTAGCTACACCATTTGTTCTTGCTGATACTTTATATACTTCTGTCCAATCTAAATTATCTTGTGCAGGAACATTTGCAGGTCTAGGTATTCCTGCTACACTTGATGCTTTGTAGAACCAATATTCAATATCTTTTGATTCAAAATTTGTAGGCACTAGAATTGCACTTGCTGAGTTAACAACAATCATTTTTCCTATGCCGGCAGGTGAATAACCTAAACTTATTTCTTGAATCTGTCCCATCACTCTATCTGTAGTATAGATATCAACTCTGCCAAATATATCAGGGTTAGGTCCACTAAAACCTTGTGTACCAGGTAAAGCTAAGAATTTAATTTCTGCATTGTCTCCGAATAAATCTCCTTTACTCCAGTCTCCTGTAACATTTTTTACATATATTGTTACGTCTCTAAAGTTACGTTTATAATACATAACTTCAGCCTGAGCACCAGTAGTCACATCTTCAACAATTTGACCTGCACCTGTGTCTGTCCATGTTGAGCCAACATACTGATATCGAGGTATTGGTTCTAATGGTTCACCGTCTAAAGTTTTTGTTACTCTATATGTAATGAATCCATCCCACATATCAAATACAGTTTGTGTTTTATTTGTAAGACTATAGGATAAATTTATATCACTAGGTTGTTCTAATATTCCTACCAAAGGAGCACTGTTTGGTCTGGCCAGTAAAGGACCACTTTGAGACCCTGAAAGAAAATCTACTGTAGAAAAAGTGCCTATTATATTTTCTACTTGTATTGCATTGCTATTTGTTGCACTTGCAAATACTGTACATTGTGCATTTGTGTTGTCTTGCGTAATTAGTTCTCCAGCTACAACACTTGTAGGATTATTAAGATTCAATGTTGTTACAGTCTTTTTAAGTCTGTTCCAATAAAACTCAAATGTATCTCCATTTACTAAAGTATCTGTCAATGCTTTAGGAGCTCTTGCTACCCAATAAGGAGGATTAAATGGATCTGTTGATCCACCTGGTCCTGGTGCACCTTGAAAACTTAAAACTTGCACTAAACTATTTTCTGTATTCCTACTATCTACTGTTGCAGTTTTATAGTCTAAGCTATTATAATAAAAATTTGTGCTTGCAGAACTATCAGTGATAGCATTTTTAATTAATAATCCTCTACCACTATCTGCATTGATTGTACCTACAGCATACGGTGCTCCGCATCTTATAAGTAAATATCCACCTAATGTATTTGTTGCAGAAAAATTAGAATCATCTGGCGCACTTAAAACATATTCGCCTACAAAATCATTGCCTTCAATAAACAAACTGTTTGCATCTGGAAATACACCATTTACATTTTTTACATATATTGTTACAGAACCACCTGCTTGATATGTATAGGCAACTATTGCAGTTGCACCACTTGTTGTAACTTGCTGGCCTATTCCTGGAATATTAGTTACTTGGTTGACAAAAAGAATAGCATCAATTTTATCGCTTACTGTATGATCAGTTTCTAAAAACTCTTTATCTATATAAGGAATAGATCCGTTAAAAGGTTGCCTTTCTGTCAAGGTAATTTGTGTTTGGTTTGCGTTTGTAAGTTTATTCCAGTGTAAGAAAATTTCGTCATCAATACCTATACCTTCATATAAAGTTGCAGGTGCTCTTACTAAAAAGTGATCAGTCGTAATACCTGTGAAAGGATAGTTTCCAGTTAATAGTAAGTCTAAACTTTCTGAGCGTTCTTCATCTAAATTTAAATCAAATAATATTTGATCGTAATTTGCAAAACTGGAAAAATTAATATTTGTTTCGCTACCTTGAATAGAATTATCTGCACTCCAATAACTACCTTGATAAGATACAATATCTCCTGACGCATAATTAGTAGGTCCATCATAATTACCTTTAAAAAGAGTTTTTACTTGTGTTGCCGCAGGCGAACCTATTATAATGTAGTTGTTATCTTTTGATATTTCTACGCTACTTCCAAATTTTTGTCCACTTGCACAAATTTCTGGAGTGGGTAATAACACTTGAAATAAACTCCAATTACTGCCTTCACTAGGTCTTTTATAGATATAAACTTTTCCGTCGTCCTCGTCGGGTGCGCCAATCGCCATAACAACATTTCTTTGATCTACACTTTTTGCTATACCAAAATTAGTTAGTGTGCTTTTATCAGGAGATACTTCATTTAATTTTTTAAATGCATCATTGCTTTGTATGACTGTCCATTTTTTGTTACCTTGATCGTCAATCCAAATTTTAAAACCTGTTTCCATTGCTGATTGAGCAATTAAATTAGCTTGATCAATATCACTCGCCCTTACACTAGAGAACTTTGTAATTATACCATCTGCATTCTCAAAATCATCTGGCGGATTATTACTTTCAAATTCTATTTTATTCAAAGTAATATTTTTAATTTTATAAAAACCTTTTGCGTTTGATTTTGCAAATGTTGCTGTTTGACTACTATCTTCTGGATTAAAAGTAGTAGAAGAAACTGTAACTATTCCTAGTATATCTCCTATCTTTATATCATTTGGAACATTATTAAGTTCTAAAGTAAAACTTTTATCACCTTTAGTAATAGATACAGTGTCAAATTCTGTTTCAGTATATTGATATACATTCCAATCAAAGTTAACATTTCCTACCCATACATATTGGTTATTTTTAAGTTTATCAATGTCTAAACTAAGTAGATTGTTATAAGTACCTACAACAAAATTTACATCATCAGGATTGACGTATCCGCTATCTTTTGTAAAACCTTTTGTTATAAGTTTCGTTGGGTATGGTTTATGATTATAATTTTTTGATTTTAGATAAGTTTGATAACTCTGTATACGATATACTAAATCAGTTTCAGCACCTGTGACTCTATCTGTCAACAATATAGGCTGTGGTGTAAGTCGAAAACTCTTTTCATTTAATTTATATTCTACTTCATCGAATCCTTCAGATGCACCATATTGTCCATCTTTCACTGCCCACTCTTCGTAAAATTCTAAACTATCTTTATCTGCACTTGCTAAAGCGTCAAACAATTTAGTAAGAGCATTCTTTGTTCCTTTATCATTAATAAATCCTTGATAGAATTTATACTGACTTACATCATCATTTATAATATTTTCTAAATACTGTCTTTTTTGATATCCAATTATGTGTTGTGCTAATCGTTGCTGTTCACTATCAAAATTATCAGAATCTAAATCATAAAAATCTGCAAACTGATTAATTTTATAATCAAAGTTTGCATATAAACCCCTTTGAGGAGCTGTCTCTAATCTAGACCACTGATTATCTACAAAATTTTGTGTGCCTGGAATTTTATTTTTTGCTGAATAAAAGAATTCTTTATATTTTACAACATCTCCGATTGCATAATCTCTCCATGCTTCCCACTCTGTAATTTTTGCATCGTCGTAAATAAATCCTGGTATATTTAAACTACCATTCCATCCTGTAGTTTTATATCCTAATACCTTAATACGCTCTTGTCTATATCCTGGTTCAACATCGTAAATAATATCTCCAAAAACAGTTGTGTTATCTATTAAACACACATGTTCTTTTGCTACTAAAGGAATTTTTAAATGGTAAATTCCATCTGTAGTATTCATAGTTCTAACACTAAAATTATTGTCACTGTCTTTTGCAAATTTTAAATTTTCTTTTATTAACTTTTTACCATCTGCTTTTAGTATACTATAACCAAAAAATGTTTCTAATACGTTTGCAGGTGTAGCAAAGTTGCTTTTAAAATTAACTTTGTCTGCTCCAGGACTTAAACTAATTACAGTACCTGGTCCCCAATTTTGTGTTGTCCAATATAAAAATTCTCTTACGGAAGTTTGCCAATCAGATACATCATAAGTGTCTTCTCTAAATTGACTAAATGTAAATCCTAAATTTTCTAGATATTTTCCATAACCTAAAATAAAATCAACAACATCCTGAATATTTGTTAACAGTGTGCCGTAATTTATTGTTTCAACATTATCAGAGTATGTATTTCTTAATCTAGCGTCTACTCCGCCTATCGTAGGCAATGTATCTAGTGATACATATAAAGAAGGATCAAAGTCTGTAGTGCTTGTATGTGTTTCTTTAGCTCTATAATAATCGTTACCATTTTTAACAATAACTCCAGACACATATGTTTTTCCTGAGTCCCATGACACAAAAGGCTCACTTACGCCGCCGACATTTATTACAGGATCATTAGATTTTTTAATAGGAGTATTGTAAGGAAATACAGGATTAGTGTTATCATATCCTTTTACATAATAACCTTCTACTTGTTTTTCTATAATTAAACCACTATATGTTACCTCTTGTGTAGGAAAACTACTGTTAAGGAATATATCATAATTTTCACTAGGTACAAATACATTTCCCTCATTCAAAGGAGTTCTGCTATCTAAAATTAATCTAAATTTATTTTTATCAGTAAACCCACCTATTTTGAATCCTATTTGATTTCTTATATTTGCTAGATCCTGTTTGTATCTTGTAATATTTTCTCTTGTAAGTGCAGTTTGATAATCAAAAATATAATTTAACAATCCGCTTGTATATACTTGTGTAGTATCATCTATTGTTGTTGGAAAAACTAAGTTAGATAATTGAATTTGTTTTTCTGTTGTTCCATACACAATTTGATCTGCTAAATTTCTTTTCTGTCTGGATCTATCAAATGCAGTTGCAAATACTTTTGATGGTCTGTTAATTAGCATAGCCCTGATTAAAGCAAACGGATAATCACTAGACCTTCTCCAAGCCGCTTCTACTGGAGAACCATCTCCAAAATTAAATGAATTATTTGCATCTTCTATGTTCAAACCTAAACTTAAATTACAATCATTAGGACTTAACAAATGTCCGCTACTGTTAACTGGTATATTTTTAGATAAATTAGGCCTACTAAATTTCTTATCTACCTGAAAAACTGGTTGTCTAATTATCCCTGCCTCTAAATCTTCCCAAAGAGGCAAATTGTTATTTGTGTAAGGCCCTGTTCCATATTGTGTATCCCACCAGCTAGGCTTGACACTAAATCCTAACATTTCCCAAGGATGTGTATGAGGACGGTCAGTATCAAATGCATGTTTAAATGTTTCTCGCCACCACCCAGGACAACTTTCATTGTTACTATATCTTGTTCTGCTGTAGTTAAATGTAAACTGGTTTGCTCTATCATAATATACATGCTTAGTATATTCTAGATCTAACAAGCGTGACCAAGACAAAAACTCAGATATCATTGATCTATCTAAGTCAGTTTTGTTTATTCCTTTATTTCTATAAAGTCCTTTTTGTAATTCATGTATATCAAATAATTTACTATCATACTCAATTTTAATATTATTGTAGATCCTTTTTTCTAGTTCTAAAACAAGAGAGTCTCTATAATCTTTATACGCTTTTATTTTGCTTCCGTCATGTCCTTGTATTACAGGTGTACCTTCAGTCCACTCAGTTAAATCATCAGGTTCATTTACGCCATGATTAGCTGTGCTATTAGGCATATAGAATTGTCTGTTAAGTCCTACAAATGTATGTACGTGGGCATCACCTGCTCCACCTAATTCTACATCACGTGCTTGTGCTTCTGCCAAAGTAGCATAAAGAGGATAAAACCATCCTAGCTTTCCTGCTCCTCTTTGATTAGGACCAGCTACGCCATAAAATTTATAAGGTCCTGAAGGTAAGTCAGGAGCCTTCTCTTGTGTTGTATCATCTATGTAAAATTCGGGTTCGTATTTAGGATACAATCCTAATTTAGTTGGTGTTGCAGGTACATAACTTCCATTTGTATTTTCATATTCAACAATATCTATAATATCATTAAGTTGTTTTGTAGTAGTAAGTACAACAAATCCGTCACTGTTAAATGTATAATCCTTGTCGTGTACAAGTTGTATACCGTTTTGATATACATTTACAGCTTTATTACTTAATTCAGTTAATGAAAATATACTGCTTAAAGCAAAAAATTGTTGATCAACATCTTCTATTACTGTGGAATTTATTTTTTTACCACCGCTAGGTACCATGTCACTAAAATAATATGGCAGTTCATTAGTTTTATCTTTATTAAGTTCAGATATAATTTCATCAACATGTATTCTTGTTGGTCCGTCAAAACCTAATGTATCTGCAACTTCTAAAAATAGTCTTTTAAATTTACTGTAATCATATCTTGCACTAGATAACGCTTTTACTACATTTGATTTTTCATCTAATAAATGGTACAAACTTAAATTCAAAGGTGCAGAATGTTTTAAGAACTTTTTTCCTAATTTAGATAAAGGACCTAAATCTCGTAAATTGCCTATGCCGGGAAAATTTCCAACAAAATTTTCAGTTTCTTCTACAATAGTGCGTAAATGATCATTTACTTCTCCTAAAGTAAATTGATTAATATTATTGTTTAGAGGATTTTTTTCTAAATTAGATGCTATTTCATAATAACCGTTGTTATTTTTTGCAACGTTACTTCTAGTTTTAATTACTACAATATCATCTTTATCTAATCCTTTAACAAAATTTACTGAACTTTCGTTGTTTACATCTTGTTCTATTGTATAATCTATGGTTTGTCTTTTTAAAACATTGTTTACTAGCACCCTTATCCATAAGTTGTCTTTAAAAGTTGTATCATTATACATATCGAGATCAAATTTCTTTTGATCTTGCTCTGCAACATATTGTTTGATTACATTCTGAACACTATCGTTTTTTGCTTTTATCCAACCATTTTCTAAACCGTAGCTAGTTCTATCTATGTACTTTCTTAAAAATCCTTGATCAGTATTTTTAATCCTTAGAGCATTGTTTTGTGTATATGTAAAATTATTATTTAAAAGATCAAAAGTAAAAACAATATCTCCTGTATTTTGTATACTTCTATATGTTAATGGAAATCCTAATTCACTATCATTTACGCCAGACCCTATTGTGTAAGAAAATATTTTGTTTCCAGTAAACAATGATGACGGATACGTTGTTCTATCCGTAAAACTAATATCAGACATATCGAATAAATCAAACTCTGGTTGTTGATTAACACTTGTTTTATTTTGCCCTTGTTTCCAGTCTTTTCCGTCATAGTAATAATATTGTCCTCTATTAAGTGTACCTTGTGTGATCAATACTGTTTCGTTTGTTTGAGGTAAACTGTCGCTTTCTTCTTGTAATGTTATTTGAGACTTGTTCTCAACTTTTACAAATTTGACTTTAAATATTCTACCTTTGACTAATGGATCTGGATCGTTAGTAAACAACACCCGCATTCCTTCAGTTAGATTAATACCGTCTATATTGTAACCTTCGGCACCTTCGATTTGACTGAATGCATCTATAGTAAAGTTATCAATTAAATTAACATTTGTTTTAGAAAAAGTTCCAAAATTATAAAGTTTCAAACCTTTTTCAAATTCAATAATTGGACGACTAGCCCTGCTGTTTTGATCAATATTTGCTACCTGGCCATTAAGTTCAGCAGATTTTTCTATTACACTTCTATGGAACCATCTATTGTATCTACTCCACAGATTTCCGTCTTTACTTCCTCTGTTAATTATAATGTAATCCTTTTTAGATGGAAAGCCTAAAGCTTCACTAAAAGGAAAATAATCAAATTCTTGTGCATCAAATTCTACTTCTATATCGTCAGTAAATAATCCGCTTACCTCTAAATCTTCTTGTTTAATAAGTTGTATTTCTTCGCCTACACCTTCAACATACCACTCACCTATTGCATATTTTGCAGGAGTAACATTACCTAAAAATTGAACTTTCATACCATTTGAAAGATCAAATCCTGTGCTAGTCTTATATTCTTTTTTGCCTACAATTTCATTGTCTACATTTATTTCAGTGTTTTCAAGGATATCGTTTATCCTTATTAAGCCGCTTAAATTAGGATCGTCTTTAGATATATAAAATAATGACTCTGGTGCTGTGTCAGGTACAGTAAATTCTATTATTCCTTCTTCTAGCCAATCTTCCGTAATAGGATTGCCTTCACTATCTAGTTTTGTTATACCGCTTGAATAAATTAAAGATGTATTTGTAGTTTCTGTATCAGGTTCTCTTCCTGGAGTGAAACTTACTTTTGTTACAAACGCTATGGGATAATTTGGAGTATCTACAACAAATCTATATGTTTGTCCTCTATATAAAGTAATAGATGGATTATTTGTTAAACCATCAGGTGTAAACAGATATGTTGGACTTCCTGCGTTATCTTTTAATCCTACCGTGTATGTACTCTGTACTTCTTTGCTTTGTCCGAAAATGTTAATTGTTGCAGGTCCTGTAGGCAACCAATAATATTCTCTATAATTTACTATTTTATCCCAGTCTATGTGCGGATTCCAAGAATAATATTCTTGTTCGTTTAAGTCATTATGATTTGTTGTAGATCCTGATAAAATTTTTATTTTATTTAGATAGTCATTGTAATCTGCGTAAAAGTCTACATTATTTAGATTATCTTTAATAATAGTTGCAGGTTCTAATTGATAATTTTCTCTTTCATTAGTGACATCACCTGCATAATTATCTTTTGATTGATATGCAAGTGCTTGCTTTCTACCATAAAATACATTTAATTTTTCAGCAACTCCAGGTTGCATCATTTGATCTAGAGTAGAAGATAAAAATTTATTATTAAATTCGGTGCGAAAATACTTTGGCAGATGATTTGCTGTTTTTCTTTTATAATTTTCGTTGCCTGCAGGAAGTGCAGGTTCTTGCTGATTATTTTCGAATGCCATTAGTAACCATAACCTCCGCCACCGCCAGAGCTACCACCACCACCTGATGATCCACCACCACCTGATGATCCACCACCACCTGATGATCCACCACCACCTGA